CGGTGTTCCCCTGTATAGAGCAGGCGGTTAAGGACTGGCGTCGGAAGTTCCTCGCAGTAGGAGCGACCTTTGAATGGTACTGCGTAGAGGTGAAACACTTCAACTGTTTTAATGAGTTGGAGGAAGATGAGTCCTTTATATGCTGGGACCGTTATAAGCGCAATGTATGGGTGCGAGAGCCGCCAAGCTACGCAATCAGAGAACACCCCCTGCTCAATCCGAGGGCAGACTCATATCAAGACTTCCTGCCTCGGCTCTGCATGGACGGTATAACGATTACAGGCGTTAGAGCGGCAGAGTCCATCCAGCGACTTAAAAACATCGCCGTTATGACGATGGCAGGAAACCGTATCACGTCCAAAAATCAGATTTTGCCGGTTTATGACTGGACAAACAACGATGTATGGCTATATCTCAATAATGAGCATATCGACATCCCGGTTATCTATTTGTATCTGTGGCAATCCGGCACAGGGAAAGGACAGCTGAGGGTGTCGCAGTTTTTTTCGGTGGATACCGCTAAGAGCCTTGTCAAGATGAACGAGTATTACCCCGGACTTATGGACAGGGTTATCCGCAGAGAACCGAACGCATACCTCGCCTCCTTGTACTGGGATAGTGAGATGTTCGGCCGGCGCAGCCGGAAACGCAGAGAGTTAGAGGGCAATGGTGAGGGCAAAGACTACAAAGCCTTGCTCCTTGATATGTTCAACAATATGGACATACATTTCAGGACTCCACACAAGCGACAAGTCGCTGAAAGGTATCGGGGGTTCACCATGAAGGTGTCTGCCTTTGCCGATCAGAAAGACTACCAAATGATTTATGAGGCACTCATTCGGGGAGATCCAAAAATGAGAACCTTTCGAGCGCTCTATCAACGCATATATGGTCGGTATATCGACAATGCGAAGAAGGCCAGAGCCGGAGAGGGGGTGAGCAAGTAATGGCTACCCCCGATAAACTGATTGCGCCGCTATCCTCCCTCCAATGGGTGAACAGAGATAAACTGCATGCTAATGACTGGAACCCTAACAAGGTATCCGAGGAGAACTTAAAGCTACTCACGCAATCCATTCTCACGAATGGGTGGACGCTTCCGATTGTGGTGCGACCCGACTATACTATTATTGACGGTTTCCACCGTTGGACCGTCGCAGGTCGTGAACCGCTGCTCTCCAAACTGGAGGGAAAAGTTCCCGTTGTCATTGTGAAGCATGAGGAGGAGAACGAGGATATTTATGGCACTGTAACACATAACCGAGCCCGAGGCGTTCACTTGCTTGAGCCGATGAAGGCGATTGTTCGCAAACTCCTTGACGCCGGAAAGACTGTTGAGGAAATCGGAAAGCAGCTTGGCATGAAGCCGGAGGAAGTGTTTCGGCTGTCTGATTTCAGCAAGGAAGATTTCTTGGCTATGATGGCAAAAAACACCGCGGGTTATAGTAAAGCGCAGCTCCTCACGACTATATGAAGCGGTGATTTTTTCAAAACAGTAACGAACCAAGGATGAAACGAGGTGGCAATAGATGGCGCAGGCACGGAATCCAAAGAGCATCGAGGCTGAGCGCCTTTATCGTGAAGAGCATATGCCGCTTGTTGATATTGCCAAGAGATTAGGTGCCCCAGACAGCACCGTGAGGCGGTGGAAATCCGATCATGATTGGGACGAAAAAAAGTCTGATGCTGCCAAATCCTCGAAAAAAAAACAAAGCGAGCGTTCGGTTTCAAAGTCGAGCGGAAGCAAACCGAACGCTCGGAAAAAACAAGGGGGGCAACCCGGCAATAAAAACGCCACCGGCAAGCATGATGTGTCTGCCGGTGGCGTCGGCGCTCCTCTAGGCAATACCAGAGCCGTAAAGCATGGTGCGTTCTCTCGTGCCATGCAAGGCATTCTATCAGGTGACGAGCTGGAGGCGTTTAACGACGTAGGGTTTGATAGCACAGAAGCGGAGCTCATGCAGACCTACGCAATGTTGAATAGCAAGGAAGTCCGGCTGACAATGCGCATCATGGAGCTGCGAGAGCAGGCTGCGAAACAGAACGGCTTAATGGTGAAGGGTGTCCGAACGATGAAGACCGATGAAGAATTCGGTTTATTTGGCGACCATATTCTTGATGCTGATACCTTTCTTGAGGCAACCGAAACCTTGGGTATCTCTGGTGCGGAGGATCTACCTGAAAACGTCAAGCTACCTCATAAGATTTTCGGACTGGGGCGCTTCGATGATGATAAAACTTCTACCGTCAAGGAAACGACAACCGGGCAGATACTTGACTACATACTGAAGCTTGAGGCAGAGCTGGACAAGGTGCATAGTCGCAAGATTAAGATCCTCAGTCAATTGGAGAGCGTCAGGCTTGCCCGTGAGAAGTTTGAGTTCTCCAAGAAGCAGGCCCAGGAGGGCGACGGCAAGGGCATGGAGGTAAACGCTTGGGTTAAGGCAGTAATGGCTACGTGTGGACATCAGAATGACGGTGAAGATAATGCATGATAACGAAACAACGGGCCTCTCCCCTGCCGAATCTGAGTTATTTCAATTCTTTTTATCTCGCATTTCCGCATATCAGCAGGACATAGCCTTATTTGCTGAAGAGGTCTTGCGTTTTGCTCCTGATGAGTGGCAACGCTCTGTCTTTACCGATGTTGTTGCCGCCCCTAGGGTGACGGTTAAGTCCGGTCAAGGTGTTGGAAAAACCGGCTGTGAAGCGATTGTGCTTTTATGGTTTTTGTGCTGTTTTCCATTCCCCCGTGTAGTGGCAACAGCCCCTACACGGCAGCAACTCCATGATGTTCTTTGGTCCGAAGTAGCAAAGTGGCAAACGAATAGTCCCCTCCTCTCAAAGATACTGCGATGGACTAAAACCTACATCTATATGCAGGGATACGAAAAGCGTTGGTTTGCCGTAGCAAGAACTGCAACCAAGCCAGAGAATATGCAGGGTTTCCATGAGGATAATATGTTATTTATTGTGGACGAGGCATCTGGTGTCGCAGATCCCATACTCGAAGCAATACGTGGCACTTTGTCTGGTTCTAATAACAAATTGCTGCTTTGCGGAAATCCCACGAGGACTACAGGCCTGTTTTTCGATTGTTTCAACTCCGACAGAGCAGATTATCGCTGTCATACGGTCAACAGCGAGCACTCCCCCAGGACGAACAAAGAAAACATAGCATCACTCATAAGGAAGTACGGAAGAGATTCAAATGTAGTCCGTGTCCGTGTTCTTGGTGAATTTCCATTACAGGAGGACGATGTATTCATTCATCTGTCCGATGTGGAGGCAAGCGTCAGCAGCGAAATCCGCACATTCTCGGTTGATGATTTTGGGCGGGATATCGTTACGGCACCCATCTTATCCATTGATATCGGCTGCGACGTTGCCCGTTTTGGTAATGATAATACTTGCATTGCCTACAAAATCAACGAGGTATGCAAAATCCACAAGAAATACAAAGGACAAGACACGATGTGGACCGCCAACAATGTTGCCAAACTTGGACTTGAGCTTGTAAGCAAATATCATTTCAAAGACAAAATCCCGGTCAAAGTTGATGATGGTGGTGTTGGCGGCGGCGTGGTCGATAAGCTTAGAGAACTGAAACGGAATAACCCTTCGCTCTATGGCTGGTTAGAGGTAATTCCGGTGAACTTTGGCACTCGCATTCAGCACAAGTATTATCATGACAGCACTACATATATGATGTCGATTGTGCGAGATCTAATATCCTCAGTTGATGATAACGGGAAACCCAAGCCGGTTGAACTAATTCTTCCCAATGATAATGACCTCATAGCGCAGCTATCCACTCGAAAATATGCGTTCAACGCAAACGGTAAGCAAATTGTTGAATCAAAGGAAAACTACAAAGAGCGAAATGGAGGCACGTCCCCGGACGAGGCCGATTGCATTATGCTCGTATGCTTGCCGGTGAACATGAAAAAAGAAAAGAAAGGAGCGAGATAATTCTTGGAGAACAATCATACCGATGCCGTAGCAGAGCCTGTGAAGAAAGGTACGGCGTCAGTCCGTGTCATCAAAGGCCGGGACTATCAGAGCCCTGTTAAGAAGTCAGATGCTTCAAATCAGTTATCTACGGAAGAGTTTGATAGCGCTGCAGACTGGATTGAACCAGACTACAATATTGACGGTCTGGACGAAATGGTTTCGGGCTCCTCAATTATTCCTCAATGTATAAGCGCCTACGGTGCTAATATCCCCGGTTTCGGTTTGGGCGTCCGCTATCGTGAGGACTTCCCAGAAGAAACCGAGGAAATGAAAAGTGAATGGGACTATGCCAAGAAAGTAATTGATCTGCTCAATGTAGAACATGACACCAAGGAGATCTTTGAGCAGATTGTGCATGACCGCGAGCGGTTTGGTATTTCCTATCTTGAGTGTATCCGCAATATCGAGGGCGTGGTTGTCGAGGTACTCCCCATCGAAGATACGTCAACCGTTCGAAAGTCCAAATTGCAAAACGAGTACACAGACTATGAGTATTGGTATCAGGGCGATACCATCACTAGAAAGAAACGCTTTCGGCGGTATAAGCAGACTGTCGGTGCGAGGGTGGTCTACTTCAAAGAGTTTGGCGATCCCCGTATGATGAATCGACTTACCGGAGAATATCTCATGGAGGGAGAAGACGCCTTTCCCTTCGATGCACAGGCGAATGAGATTTTGGAGTTCAAGGTTGGCAAAGGCTGTTATGGTGAGGTCCGGTGGATTGGGCAGGTTCTTGGTGTCGATGGCAGCAGGTCGGCTGAAAAACTGAATAACAACTACTTCCGTAACGGCAGGCACACTCCTATGATGATTGTTGTCAAGGGCGGTACTCTGACAGATGAGAGCTTTGTCAAACTTCAGGAGTATATGGATGCTATCCGAGGCGAATCCGGCCAACACGCCTTTATGGTGCTTGAAGCTGAAAACGCTGACACTCGCGCAGCGTTTGAGAACACAAAACAGCCAGAAATAGAGGTTAAAGACCTCGCCTCTATGCTGCAAAAAGACGAGCTGTTCCAAGGGTATCTCGACAACAACCGCCGCAGGGTGCAGTCCTCATTCCGCTTGCCCGACATCTATGTTGCCTACACCACCGACTACAACCGAGCAACGGCTCAGGCGGCTATGGAGGTGACGGAACGGCAGGTCTTTCAGCCGGAACGTGCATCTCTTGCGTGGTCTATCAACAACAAACTATTCAACGCTCATCACTTCCGCTTTGTTGAAATCTTCTTTGAAGATCCCGACATCACCAATCCGGACGACATGTACAAGATGCTCACCATTGCCGGCACATATGGTGGCATAACACCAAACAAGGCAAAGCAGATTGGATATACCGCCATTGGTGAGGACTCCGAGGACTACGAGGGCGATTGGGCAGATGTGCCGCTCAAGATTACCGAACTGGAACATGGAGCATCATTTGGTTCGTCTATGTTCGGCGGCGGTATGTATCTACCCTCTGGCAACAACTACTCAGGACTCGGCAGTGGTTCTTACGCCGCTGCAGATGAGAATGCCGGTTCGGTGGCGGCTCCCGAAGAGGATGAAACCGACAATGACGACCTCGCACCTGTCGATGAAATGAACCTAGCCGCTGCTGTAGACGAGAAGATTGCCAAGGAATTAGTCTCAGCCACCACGGATAACGCTGTGGTAGCCGTTATGAAGGAGGTCAAGGCTCTTATACTCAAGATGCAAGAAGACGGAGGGGAAGGAGCTGAGAGCGGTGCATAGTTGCTGCAACGGACTGCTCAAGGCGATTGATGCGTTTCTGGCAAAGGCAGAAGATGACCTCGAAGAGCAGTTGGCTATGGAGGGATTTGAAGATGCTGCCGACACTGTGAAAGACATCAACTCTATAGAGGATGAAATCGCAGAATTACTTATCAATGAGAGAGACGCTATGCTGCGAGCTGCCAAAAAGTTCGACAGTCTTGAAGCGTTTGCCGAGGAATTCTGGGAAGAATTCAAAGAGAATGACGATCTGTCACAGTCGTTATATGAACTCTTCAAGAAGAAGTTTGAAGAGATGCTCCCCAAGTATGCAGACATCTACATAGCTACTACCGACACAGCGATAAAGGTTTCCACCATTCGACTCCGTACCGTTGACTGGATGGAGCATCACACTGTCGAGCTTGCCGAGCAGATGAAACTCACCTCTCATGAGCAGATAGGAAAGATTCTCACTGATGGCATATCTGAGGGCAAGAGCATTGCCGAGTTTACCCAAGACATTCTCGACAACAAAATCCGTGATGAATACTATCGTGCTCGTTCGGTGTCAATCACCGAAGTGCTGACAGCACACTCGGCGGCGCAGAGTGAAGCTTATTTTCAATCTCCTGTAGTTACTAAAAGAATGTGGCGGCATACAGGAGGTCACCGGAACTCGCCAAGGCAGAACCATGTTGAAATGGATGGGATTGAGGTAGAAACTGGTTATCCGTATATGCTAAATGGCGCTGATGGTGAAGTCTACTACCCCATGTATCCTCGAGACCCGTCTCTGCCGCCCGGAGAGCGCATCAACTGCCATTGTATTGAACAGCCTGTCGTTGATGAAGAAATTCTTGGCATGACATTGGATGAACGCCAAGACCTCCAGCAGCAGATTATTGATGAGGACGATGAGGCTTGGATGGCGGAAGCTGACGCAGCCGCCCGGGAACGTGCAGATGCGTGGAGAGCCGAGCATGGAGAAAAGAGCGAATAAAAAAAGCCGCCCATTATGGACGGCTTGGTGAGGGCGTCAACTGACTTTCGTGATACTGAGTTCACATCCGAGAGCAGCAAGAAGCTTACACAGCGTATCAATTTGCGGTCGGCTTGCTTTGCTTTCGATACGAGCAATCACACTCTGCGTCAATCCAGATGCTTTGGCGAGGTCCTTTTGGGTCATTCCCTGCGCTTTGCGCTCTTCAATAATGCGGTCAATAAGTGCAACACATTCAGCAGGCAACAGTATTACCTCCTAGCGGATCTGCAACGGCTGGCTGCTCGAAGATAACAAACGGATCCAAATCAATGCATTTGCGTGGATCTCGATTGCCGCCAATATCCCATGCTACAGTGTCGTTGATAACTGCGAGTTTCGACTTAAAGAAATTAATATCCTGCAGCGGTTCAAATACAGTACCTGGCTTAATTAGTGGCTTCGCATCGAATAGGCGAACCGATCCATCATTGAAATAGGCGTAAACGCCAAAGTCGTCTGTAGGAATGACTTGCAACACCACAGGCCAGAAGTTAGCTTTATCAAGCTCTTGTGTCATTGTGAAAACTCCTTTCAGGCTGATTGCCCCGCTTTCGCAGGGCTTTCTTATTAAATCAGCGGGTTAATGTTATTAAGCGGCTTGCCCTGTTTGGATAACTCCCAGTTTTGCATCAGTTCATCCTTGTGGATTTCGCACCATGCAAGCGCAAGTTTGAGTTGTTTGTTCGGAAGAAATCCTCGGTATATCGTACTTGGCTGAATTTCTACGAGGGCTTTATATTCTCCGTACTCAACATGGAAGTGTGGCGGGTTGTGGTCGTTCCAGTTCATTGTAATACGTATTCCATAAAACAGGCTTATTTCTGGCAATTTCATCAGCTCCTTATCTATGTATATATTATAGCAAATTAGCGATATTTTGTCAATAGCTAATTTGCTATATTTTTAACTTTTGGAGGAAAAAATGTTTAGTGTAAAAATCGCTATACCGAAAGACGGGCGTCCAACAGTGATTGTTGATGAAAAAGATATGACGATGGGAATATCGGCTGTATCTGTCCATATCAATGCAGGCGAGATCCCGAAAGTCACGCTAGAGATGCCTGTTGATGATCTCGAAATTCTTCTTGCTGATGCTCAAGTCACAACTAAAGATGACATTGTTGCTATTATGCACAAATTGACCAGCATACAGTCAGGCATAAATGATTCTAATTTCAAGATTTAATCGCTGCCTTTCAAAGGCGGCGATTTTCTATCTCACAGGTGCGTGTGTGACGCCCAACCGGCCCGAATTCGAGGCGGTTTCTCTGCGAAAGGAGGTGAATTGGCTATGAAAGTCAATGCAAACAAAAATGTAGAGGTAAAGAAAGCAGTTGAGATTTTCGATGCAAAAATCTCCTTTATGTCGCTCGTCGATAAGCCTGCGAACCTGCGTCCGTTCCTCGTCACCAAAGCCGAAGATGGCTCTGCTCAGTTCCGTACATATGGACGGATTTTAAAAGTGGATGAAGATACCCATTACGTCACCGGCATTGCCTATGAACCGTTGGTTGAAGATGCTCACGGCAACTTTATGACCGAGGAAGAGGTTACAAAAGCCGCTTATTGGTTTGCCAAGAACGGTAACAGGGTTGACTTGCAGCATTCCTTTGAACCGGCTGACGGATGCACTGTAGTTGAAAACTGGGTGGCAAAATCAGATATGGGTATTGGAGATGAAACCATTGCTAAGGGAACGTGGCTTGTCACCGTGGAGGTCACTGACGCTGATATCTGGAAATCTGTCCTTGACGGCACGATTACCGGCTTTTCTATCGGCGGTGTCGGTTCTTATGGTACGGAGGACATAGCGTTGGAAAACAACGACGACATTCAAAAAAAGGAGGAATCAAGCGTGGGAAATAAAACTGCACCTATCACAAACCCGAAGGTTGACGCCACCGAAAAGAGCGTATTCAAAAGGCTGGCTGCAAAGCTGGGCTTCGATGTTATCGAGAAGGGCGAAGTCGCAGAGGAGATCGAGCGCCGGAACAAGGCAAGCGCGTTCTGGAACGCATGGCACGCATTCCAGAGCCTTGTTTGTCATGAGCATTGGGATTATTTTAGCGACCGCTGGATCACGGAGTTTGAGACTGATCCCCAGAAATGGAATGAAGCAGTCGCAGATCTCTCCGATGCGCTGCTCGCGATCAAAGAGACGGACGACATCGTAAAAACGCTGACAGCAGCACCTATTGCCCAATCAGAGGTTGAAAAAGCCGGCAAAAAGATGTCTAATACCAACCGCACACGACTCAACGAAATTGCTCAGACGCTGAGCGATTTTTGCAAGGAGTTCGAGGATGAGCCGGACGACGACTCAGACGATAAGGACAAAGGCAGCACGACCGCCAAAGAAGCCACCGGAACCGATGCCGGTAATGACAATTCCGCTAAGGAGGATGATGAAGACATGAAACCCGAAGATATCAAGAAGATGCTTGAAGAGATGCTCCCTACCGCTGTTGAGACGGCCGTTGCCAAGACGCTCGGGGGTGGCGATAATGTCACCAAGTCCGATGACGCAGCGGGTGCTACTGCCCCTGACAATGCGGCAACCGGCGACGCTGCCGCCCCTGTGACGAAGGCGGAAATCGGTAAAATGATTTTCGAAGCCGTTCAGAAAGCCCTTGGCAATGAGGATGATGACGGTGACGACGAGGGCGAGGCGGTTCAGAAAGAGGAATCCCCTCTATCGGCAGACGCAATCCAGAAGATGATTTCTGATGCTGTGACTGAAGCGGTATCGGACATCAAGAAAGCCCGCGGCCTACCCTCGAACCTCAACGGCGAGAGTGGCACCGAAACAGTCAAGAAGTCTGAGCCCCACTATCTGGCGGGGCTTCTTTAATTTGAAGGAGGAAGAAAATGAGTAAGATTAACAAAGATATCGTAAACAAAGCTGCCATTGACACCAACGCTCTGCAGTCGGGCGGCATCCTGCTCCCTGAGCAGGCTAAGAAGTTCCTGAAGCAGACTATGGAGGCGACGCCTCTCACCAAGCTGGTGCGTCACGAAATGCGCATTTCCCGTAAGGGTGAACTGGACAAGATCGGCGTTGCTGGCCGCATCACTCGCAAGAAGACTGAGGGTTCTGATAATGGCTACAGGGCGGGTGTCGCTTTCGACAAGGTGGAATATTCCACCGTTGCTGTCCGTCTGCCTTGGGAAACCACCGAGGAGTCTCTGCGTGAGAACATTGAAGGCGAGTCCATGGAGCAAATCATCACCGACCTGATGACCGCCCAGCTCGGCATCGACCTAGAGGATCTGTGTCTTAACGCTGATGTTGACACTGCGAGCACCGACCCCGATTACGAGTTCCTTTCCATCACCGATGGTTGGCTAAAAAAGCTGAAGAACGGCGCTCATGTCGTGGACCGTTCCTCTGTGAATAGCGGCGCCCTTGGTTTGGATGTGTTCTATGAGGGGTCCCGTGCGGTTCCATCCAAGTATCACAACGGCAAGCTACGCTGGCTTCTCAGCCCTAACATGCGCTCTTACTGGGAGCAGTACATTCTTACACAGGCTGCAACTGCGGGTGGCATCGTAACTGACAAGCGTGTCGAGAATCCCGGCGCTATTCCCTGTGTCGAGGTTCCGAGAATGCCCGACGACTGCATTGTCCTGACCGACCCCCTGAATCTTATCATTGTCAACACCTATACAGTGAAGATCCGCAAGACCACCGAGGGCAAGGAAGCTGTTATGGAAGACAAGCGTTTCTATGTTGTGCATCTTGACTTTGATGCTATTATCGAAGAGCTTGACGCTGCGGCTATTATCATCGGACTCGACCCTGAGAGCGGCCTTTAATCCCAGCGAATAATGAAACAACGAACAATGGAAGGAGGGCAGCGCCCTCTTTCCGTTGTGATTACAGAAAGGAGACACCATGTATAAACTGAAACTCAAAAAAGGGCGGTCTTATCAGGGCTGCGGTGTTAAGGTAGATTCTAAGCAGTCCGAGATTGATGTTGCTGCGGAAGTGGCTGACAGGCTGCTTGCCACAGGCTATTTTTCGCTGATTTCTGCTGAAGAAGATCCTGCAGAGGTAAACACACCTGCCAACATTGAAAATGCCAATGGAGGCGAAGGAGGAGTCCAAGAGGGCATAGCTCTTGATAACATGACCGTTGCGCAACTCAAAGCATTTGCCAAGGAGCACGGCATTGACATCTCTGGTTTGTCAAAAAAGCCTGATATCCTCGCCAAAATTCTCGAAGCCGGAGAAGAAATGACTCCTGAGAATTCTTCGGGCGATGGCGACAACAACGAGAATAATGCCGATGAATCCGGCACGACCTCCGAGGATGGCGAAAATGCCAACGAAGGCGAAGGAGACGGTGACGCTGATGACAGTATCTCTGGCGAAAATACAACCGGCGAGGACGGAGTAATTGGAAGCTTCATCGGTTAAGGAGGGCTGAGTTATGGCAGACAGACCGTGGGTAACCCCTGCTGAACTCATTGAGTTTACCGAATATCCTTCGGTCAAGAACAGGAGTGAAGCGAGGCTAAGAACTGATATCGCCCGAGCCGAACTGTATGTTATCAATTATTGCAATAACGACTTCAAAGGCATATCTGATGAACATATGGGTGATGTGAAAATTGCGGTCATGCTCATAGCGGAAGCATATGCATTCAATGCGGCACTTCACGCCGAGGCCTATAAGGGCGAGAGCAATGGCGGAGTTGCGTCTGGTCGGGTATTGAGTGCATCGTTTGACGATTACTCTTACACTCGGGCATCCATTACAGACGAGACGATCTCTATTGAAGGGCTCGACATTGTTGCTTTGTTGGACCCGTTCATTATTAATAAACCAAATCAGGCAGTTACCATGAAACTACGAAAGCTTTAAGGGAGGTGCGGCAATGGCATTTTGCGAATTCCTAAATCATACTTGTGATATTTACCATATCAAAAAGACAGATAGCTCCCCCGGATATAACTTACCCCCCTCCCCTGCGTTCAGTTATGGAGATAAGCCAGACATTCAAGCACAAGCTTGTCATTTTGGCACCAAGAGTGCATCAATGATAATCAATCAAAAGGAGCCACAATCTATCTATGAAGCAAAAATAAAGTTGGCTCTTCCTATTGGTATCGATGTGCGCCTAAATGACAAAATAGTGCATTGCGAAACTGGGTATGAGTATACCGCCGATATCCCAATTGACGTACAAGGACACCATTTGTTTGTCTATCTGCAGCGCAAAAGCCAGCAGGAGGCGTTATAATGGCGAGTGCGGTTGAGTTCGACTTTCAGGAGATTCGAGCCTTTCTGCTGCGGCTGAAACAAGCGGCGCAAGGAGATTTCAAAAAAGAAATTGAACTTTTCATAGAAGGGATTGGGTTTGAGTTCCTGCGTATAGTTCAGGATGAAATAATTAGGCGTGAAGTCATGGACACCCGCCTACTTCTTGCCAGTTTTGAAAAAGGCGGCACTGATGGTGTATGGGAAATAACCGACAGCGGCTTAACACTGGAAGTCGGTACGAACGTCTCATATGCGGCGTATGTGAACGACGGGCACTGGACTAACCCGAAAGGGGTTGATTCGCGGTTTGTTCCCGGACGCTGGGAGGGCGACCGGTTTATTTACGACGCCTCCGAAAAAAGCGGCATGGTGCTGAAGCAAAAATGGGTTGAAGGTTCCCACTATTGGGAAAGCGCTTTGAACATTCTTGAGAGAATGTTACCGGATTTGCTTGATGCTAAACTCCAAGACTGGCTTGATAAGTATTTCAGTAACTTTGTATAAAGCGAGGTGGTTCAATGCTTGAACAAGAAATAGCAAGTATTATTAAATATATCTTAAATATTGCAGGAAACCCCTCACCGTACTATGACGAAGTACCTGAGGGGTTTCTTGTGCCCTCGGTATTTTTTCCGCCCCCTGAAATCATGTCGGGCGGTGGAACTTTATCAACATATACGCTTAGCTACACCTGGTTCATTAAGTTTTTTCACAGCGATACGCCTTCTGCGCAGTCTCTTGGGCTTGAGGTCCTTGCAGCTATGCAAAGAGAGCGGAATCGGATACCACGAATTGATGATACAGGTCATGAAAACGGAGAAATATTCCATATTAAAGACCCGTCACTTAAAAAGGTTGATAGCGCAAGAGGAGTGGCGCAGTTAACACTATCGTGGGACAGCCCCCGCCCGTATAGCAACCCATATGCGCAGGCTGAAAAAGTGGCGAGCATCAGCCTCTCCATGTATACACAATCGGCTTATAGGGAGGCGGTTCGCAGTCTTGCAGATAACACAGAAAATAACGAAGAGGAGGAATCCAAATGAGCACTAAGAAAAATACGGAAATTGAGAGTGAGGAGCAGCCGATAGAACAGATCGGCGTTGCAGAAACGGTCGAACAGACCGACGTTGCAGAAAAGGTCCCGAAATTCACAATTCAGCGCTTGCGAAAAGACTGCTACAACATTTTCGGTGTCACCACAAGCACCTTTGATGGAGCAGTTTTCGGTCTGGACGGTGAGTATACAGTAGAAGAAATGCGTAGGCACATTGACGCATGGAGAACTGGGGTCGTTATCCCCATAAAAGAAATTAAAAAGGAGGCTAACTAATTATGGCAGGCGGCACTTTTGATAAGCTCGTCGGTAAGGTTCGCCCTGGTACCTATGTCAACTTTGAAAGTACTCGGCTGGATACCATCGGCATTAGCGAAAGAGGTATTGTACTCTTGCCCCTTATCAATCATGATTTTGGACCCGAAAAGGAATTTATTTCAGTTTACGCCAGTGCTCCGGATGCTTGCCGCAGCAAGCTTGGATATAGCATTTATGATGTACACCCGGGTATGCTGATAATTCGTGAGGCGCTGAAGAACGCAAAAGAGGTCATCGTGTATATACCGAGGCAGGGGGAAAAAGCAACTGTCACGGTAGACAGCCTGAAAGCTACAGCAAAGTACGGCGGCGAAAGAGGCGATTCTCTCAAGTTTTCTATCACTGAAAGCCCTACTGAGGGCTGGGATGTGACTGTGTACCTGGACACCGATGTACTATCTGAATACGAGGGGCTTGCTAACATCGAAGAACTAATAGCCCAGGACAATGAGTGGATTACTTTTAGCGGTGAAGGTAGTTTTACTGCTACGGCTGGTGCCAGCCTTGCGGGCGGCGCGACAGGCACGGCATCAAATTCAGATATTACCACATTTCTTGACGCCTCTGAGGCTATCAAGTGGAACACAATGGCTTTTCCGCTTGAGGCCACTGGCGAGGAGGGCGATACCACGTACTCTCTCTACGAGGCAGTTAAAACCAAAATCAAGTATCTCCGTGAGGACGCCGGCAAAAAACGCAAGGCTGTTCTTCCTGGGTTCCGTGGAGATTATGAGGGCCTTATCAACGTAACGAATAGCGTTATTCTTACCGATGGTACAGCGCTCACTACAGCGCAGGTGACCGCATGGGTTGCAGGCGTTGACGCCTGCGCGAAAAATACCAAGAGCAACACCTATGAAAAGTACACCGGCGCAGTTGATATTGTCGGCGCTAAATCCCATGTTGAGGCCGTTGCGGCGATTAATCGCGGGGAGTTCTTCTTCTCTTACTCCGAAGAGGGCGATGTTGTGGTTGAATACGACATCAACAGCCTTGTAACGTTCAATAAACCTAAAGATAAGACTTACCGAAAGAACCGTGTTTTGCGTGTCCATGATACATTCGGCGAAAGTATTACACTTAACTTCCCTCCCAACAAATATAATAATTCCCCTGACGACTGGGACATTATGGAGGGTGTCGGTCGCGCCATACTCAAGCAGTTTTATGATGATGGTGCAATCAAGAATGTGGACTACGATACCGATTTCTTGATTGACCGCAGTTCGAGTACCGGGGATGAGACGTATGTCGATGTCGGTCTTGAGGCAGTGGACAGCTCCGAAAAACTGTTCTTCACAACCAAAACAAGGTAGGAGGTTAACTGATTATGTCTATGGAATATAACAAAAGCCCGATTAGCTTGCGAGAAGGCAAGGTTTTTATTGACGGCATCGAAATTTTGGACAGCGTAAAATGCGAAATCAAGTTTACGCCGGACGTCTGGAGCGGCAAACAGCTTGGCGAGAAAACGAACTCAAGCCGTTGGCTTGGCTATAACATCGCCGGAAGCATTACTCGCAGGCGCTCTACGCCCTTTATTAAGGAGCTAATAAAGAAGTATCAATCCACCGGACAGACCCCTGAGCTGAAAATTCAGGGGCTAATGAACGACCCTGCCTCAGACTACTACGCAGCATATGGCAGTGATACTGTTACTGCTGTCGGCGTGGTACTGACCGGGGATCTCCCCCTCACTGTGCTAGACAGCGGCGGTGACATAGTTGATGATGTTATCAACTTCAACGCAAAGGATATAGTTTAACAAACAGGCCTCTCCGTAAAACACGGAGAGGCTCTATTTTTGAAAAGGAGTATTAAAAATGAGTAAAAAAGACCTTAAATTCTTTATGCGGGAACAGAAAGAGGAAATTGTAACTGCACCTGCCCCAAGTAGTTTTATTGACGATGAAGGCAAGCCTATTGAACTTGAAATCAAAGTGATTGGGCAGGCCCGCATTCAGGAGCTCTTTGCGAACTACCGTAAACGCAGTGTGGCAACTGATAAAAAAGGCACTCCTTACATCACTCCAAGCGGAGAGGTAGCGTTTAAAACTGAGCGTGACAGCCAGCGCGCTGTTAGACATATTATTGCCGAGGCTCTTGTCTATCCCAATTTGCAAGACCCGGACCTCATGAAATATTACAACTGCGCGGATATAACGGACATGCCGCTCAAGGTGTTTGCTAAAGCGGATGAATACTCGCACGTGAGCCAAATGGTAATGTCGGCTCTCGGTTACGGAACTGAACCTCAGTCAGAAGATGATCTAATTGACGAAGCAAAAAACTAATTGCCTGCAGGGGCTCGATTGAGTGGTGGGCTCACACGCTTTGGCAAAGGCACAATTTGCGAACCGAGGACTTTAATAAAATGCCTCGCGAGACACAACTTTGGTACATTGCATCTGAGCTGTACGAGATGGAAAACCCCTGCAGGCTCGATTGTTTCCACCCGAGAGGAGGTAGTGCATAATGGCTGTTCTGTCAGCAGTGTTTAAGGGCATTGATGAATTAAGCGACATGTTTGACCGTATCGCTGAGCGCGGCGACAAAGCAGTTAATCAGTGGGATAGCGCCGGAGAGTCTGCTAGCGATGCTTTCGCGCAAGCAGTCAATGGCGCCGAACAAACGGCATCTGCCGCGGAAAACGCTGCCTCCTCCGTGGACACTTGGACTAACGCAATTGGCGAATACGATAAGAGCGCTCTTGAGGCGGTCTATACCACAGAAGACCTTGTTGAAATGGGATATAAGACCCAAGAAGCACTTGAAGCCGAAGCTGTGGCCGTAGAAGAAAACACTAATGCCATGGAAAAAGGCGCACAGGCAATGCAGGAGTTCCGAACTACCTTAGAGCAACAGGCTGCAGAGCTCGACGAACTGCAAGAAGCCTATATGGGCGTAGTCATTGTTATGGGTGAAGGTTCTGATGAAGCTACAGCCCTTAAAGCTGAGATTAGTGAGTTATCAAGCGTCCTTGAAGATAACCAAAAAGAACTTGAAGACCTCGAAAAGCAGGCCGGAAAAACCGGTGACGAGGGCAATGATATGGTTAAGAAAATTGAGGACGCCTTGACCGCTGCAGCTCTTGCGGCAGTTTTGAAAGAGATTGCAGAGGCTACTTACGCTATGGCTGACGCTTTTTCCGAAGCAGAGAGTGTCGTTGTTAAG